CTACCCACGAAGTAAGTAGTAGAGTGTGATTTTTTATAAATGCACATTCCTTAGTTCTGTGTAAAAAAGCATGTCCTAATTCGTGTGCGACTACCACTCTAAACATATCTGTATCCATCAGATCTTCATTGATAAATATCCATTTCTTGCGTTTTATCAATTTATAAAAGCCTGATAGTTCACCTAATGGGCATATAGATATGCCTATTCCGGCAAACTTTGCAATCCGAATAGGGTCTCTACTTCCGGTCATTCTTTCATAGTGTGCAATGATTGTTCTTATTTTCTTGCGTGTTTTTTCGGTATTCAATTCTATCACCCTTTATTTTTGTTCGGATTATATTTTACCTTATTTTCCTTCTTTGTTTCTGTAAGAGCGTATTCTAAAGCATTGCGAAGAAGTGCCTTTGAAGTTTCACTAAGCTCCTGCCCGTTGTACATTAGAGGGCTGTCAGTCCCGCTCTCAAGTTGCTCCATCATCTCATCAAGGCTTTTCGCAATGTCTTTGCGATCTGAAGAAGACAAGCCATTGCTATCAACACTGGTTTTATCCTCTAATAGGTCTGTCCTTGTGCAATTCAAGAATACACAAATCCTATCAAGCTTGTCCATTCTGGGCGACTTAATTCCTTTGCACCAATTTGAAACAGTTGCTTGGGATACTCCCATATATGCGGCAAGATCTGCTTGATTTTTGCCATTGGCTTCTAGTAGCCTATTTAAATTGAATGCTATTATATCATTAATTGCTTTGTCGCTCATAATGTAACCTCCTTATAAATACAGTATAAACTAAAAGTTATAATAGTCAAGAATAAAATTAAAAAAAGTTAACTTTAAGTATTGACATTTAACTTTAAGTTAAGTATACTATGCCTGTAACAAAGAGAAATTTGATTGAAAGGAAGTGGTAAAATTGCAAATTAGTTTAGCAGCTGCTAGAGTGAATGCCAGATTAACACAAAAAGAGGTGGCGAAGAAGATGCATATAAGCAAGCAAACCATTGTGAATTGGGAGAAAGGTGTGACTTACCCTAAGCCTGCTTACTTTGAAATGCTATGCAGGATTTACAACATAGATAGAGAAAATATTTTTTTGCCGAGTGCTTAACTTTAAGTTAATAAAAGGAGGTGATTTTATAAAAATAGAAAAATGGTGTAACCACGAAATCAGATTTGTAGAAAAAGATGGTGAATGGTGGGCGGTGCTTAAAGATGTATGTGATGCTTTGGGACTGGACACAAGAATGACAAGTCGAAGACTTGATGACGATGTGCTTTTTAGGCACCTCATCTCGGACAGCCTAGGAAGACAGCAAGAAATGCTTATAGTAGGTGAATATGGGATTTATGAAGTTATTTTTAGAAGTAATAAACCTGAAGCAAAAGACTTCCGTAAGTGGGTGTACACAATGCTTTCCAAACTCCGAAAGGCATCAGGCTATGAGGGCTTTGAGATATTCCGAATGCTTGATAAAGAGCATCAGAAGGAAATGATGAAAAAGCTTCAGGAAGGTTTGAAAAGTCCTGCAAGAGTTGACTTTATCAAGGCGAATACAATAGCAAATAAAGCTGTATCACTAAAGCACGGCTATCCAAAGATGATAAAGAAAGCCACTATGACGCCTGAAATGCTGAAAGACAGAGAGCCGATATTGGCGGACACGGTAGAGCTGATGGCAGTCAAAGACAAGTACGGCTTAGATGTGTCAGTAGGTGACACGATTTATAAGAAGAACGAAGAACAGGTAGGTTAGGAGGGAAGAATGACGGTAAGACCAATAAAGATAGAGATAATAACAAGCTATATTTCGGACATAGAGAGAATAGTGGAGGCAGTTAGAAATATAAGAAAGTCCAACCCTGACGAAACGTTGGAGGTTACAGTCAGGGTTGAGAAATTTGGAAATGTCAAAAATATAGTTCATCCTTGGTTAGACGGTGAAACTAATGTTGATGATTTCGCAGAAAAAATTAGTCATCGACTTCAATAATTTCTTGAAGAGCAACGCTAAGCATTTCTCTTGTGATTTCAGCAGACATAAGAATTGATGAAATAATCAAGTTTTCGGTGGATATCTTATTATCATCGTTAGCATGTTTACTAAGAAATTCTGTAACATATTGTGGATCTGAAAATTTGGAAATTGCTTTTGTATATCCATTTTCGATAATTTTGTTGAAATCATTTTTAGTCATACTCATATCCCTCCTTTCATTTACTCAGCTACTGCAATAGCTTGTAAGGATAGTTTAGGAGAGATTAGAGGGAAAGTAAATAGGAGGATATATAAACATGAATGAAAAAGAAAGTAGCAAAGAAGCCTTAGAAAGGATACTGCTCGGATATATTGAGCGTTTAACTAAGGCGTGGGCAGCTCAACAAGTTTCAATAGTGGCGCAAGAGTTGGGAAAACGTATAAAGCATGAAGATACAGGTTTAGACAAATGAAAAAAAGAAGAGGTGATAAGTCAGCTTAATGACCTTTGGGAACATTGCCACAGCATGATAGATCGCAGTGATAAGGATTGCGTTTGGAGTAAAGATGTAAGGGCATTAGAAGAGGCTATAAGGATTATACAAAATGTCAAAGTGAGAAGTTTTTCAAAGAAGAGAAGAAGCTATGAAAGAAGAAAATGATTACTCACCGCGAAGGGGCTGGACTTTAGAAGAAATAGCCACACTCTCAGAGCTTAAGGCTGCAGGCACTAAGATTGTAAAGATTGCGGAGAGATTAAATCGCAAAAGCGTATCAGTTTCCGCAAAGATAATCGCTATGGGAGTGGATTTATACAATAGAGAGACCTGGAAGAATTATACATCAAGAACCTTACCTTGGACAAAAGAAGAATTAAGAATTGTCAAAGAAATAATGCAAAGTGGCGGAGATGCTAAAAGTGCAGCACTTAGAGTACCGCATAGCCCGGGCGAAATATATAGAAAGATGTCTTTTATGGGTAAGAATTTCTTTGATGAGAGTACTTGGGATAAGTATGCAACGGATTAGGAGAAAATTATGGAGTATTCAAAAGCAATTATGAAAATGTCAGAGCTTAAAAGTTTGGGTTTTCCACAACCTTTGCTTATGGAAGCTTATAGAGACCCGAAACAGAACTTTGCTACAAAGGTGGACCCGTCAAAACCGAATTCAACAATAATATTTGATACAGCCGGTTTTGATAAGTGGATAGCAAAGAGGATAAAAATACAAACTGCGGAATTTGCAGGTCAGAGACGAAGGCCTGCAACATACAGATGTAAAATGATTAAGGAGGCAATATGAAACAGGAAGAATTAAATAAGATTTTAGATGAACATGAGCTGTGGGTAAAGAGTTGTGCAACGAAGGGCAAACAGGCGGACTTGTCAGGTGAGCACCTGGAAGGATTAGCATTTGATGATAGAGCCCTATCGCAAGCAAGCTTTAGGGGGGCGTATCTTGACGGTGCTAAATTTATAGACACAATACTGGTCGGTGTGGACTTTGAGGGTGCAAGTTTAGTAGATACAGACTTCTCATGCGCTAATGCGTGGAGTGCTAACTTTAATAACACTAACTGCAAAGATGCATTGTTCTTGTCTGCTAATTTGACAGAAGCAAGCTTTGAGGGTGCCGATCTGGACGGTGCGTCATTCGCTTTGGCAAATCTGACTGAGGCAAGTTTGGAGGATGCACAAAATATTGATTTAGCTGAATTTGATAATACTGTGGGTATTTATCCCGTATGTCCGACACATGGCAGCTTTACAGGGTGGACTATTGTAGAAAACGAAGAGCAAGAATTTATAGCAATGCTAAGTATTCCCGCATATGCGAGAAGAAATTCGGGAACAACAAGAAAGTGCAGGGCAGATACAGCCGTTGTTGTAGATATCCAAAGCCTTGAGGGTGAGCATGTGGCAGCCTTAGTGACAAAATTAAAGTATAGAAATATTAAGTTTACGGTAGGAGAAAGCGTACATGATAACCACTTTGAAACAGATAGATTTAAGGTAAGTTCCATAGACCTTTACTTCTGGATTTCAAAGGAGGAGGCCTTAGAGCAGGCGAGGAAAAAGATATGATAGTACATCACAATAATACAATTATACACATAGCTATAATTGGCGGTCCTAAGCCTGCTTTGAGATACGAAGAAATCCACAAAGCAATACAGCCGGGCGACACTTTCATGATGAAGTGCGAGCTTTTTATAAAAGAAAACGCCGTGCCTACTGATGTAATTTGTGAGGTTACTGTTAAAAAGAAGTACCACAACTGGTGCGAACTTAAGGTTATAGAAGAGCGAGAGGAAGTCGTTCACGGCAAGAAAAAGAAGAGGTCTATCAGGACAAAAAGAGTTGAGCATGTTATGTCGGCCACAATTGGTCAGATACTTATGGACAGTGCTTTAGGAGCGATACTATGCAGTCCTGCTTTGAGCAAGGCTCTTGAAAAGAAAACATTGAAAGAATTATTAGAAGATAAGGATCTGGGAAGAAAGCTTCTCAGTAAAGGAGGATTTAAATGTCTAAGGTAGCAGAAGAAAAAGTAATTGTGCCGGATGTGTGGTCCGACAAAAGAATTGAAAGAAGAATAGAAACACTTGAGGGCAAACATAGTAAGCAGATATGGGCTTTAAAGGAAAGAATTGAGGAGCTTGAATACGCTCTTGACGGTATTGAGAAAGCGTTTTGGGGCGGCATGATAGGGCTTATAGTACTGGATTTGGCTATATTAGCGATAGCAATTTTTTAATAGAAAAGGAGATAGATATGATTAACTTAACATTTGAAACATTTGACGAGATGGTAGCTTTTGCAGGGCAGATACTTGGTACTCAGACAGGGAAAGAAGTAGCGACACCACAAACGCCTACAGCACCTGTAACACCTAAGGTACCGGTTACGCAGGCTACAACCGTAGCGCCTGTAACACCGCAGGCACCAGTAACACCGCAGGCACCTACACAAATGCCTACCTACTCTATTGATCAGATAGCAGTCGGGGCAATTCAGCTTAAAGACGCAGGAAGATTAGGGGAGTTTCAGCAACTTTTAGCAAGATTTGGAGTAGCGGCACTCACTCAGTTACAGCCGGCGCAACTTCCTGAGATTGCAGCAGAGTTGCAAAAGATGGGGGTAAAACTTTAATGCCAAAGCATGCAATATTAAGTGCATCGGGGGCGCACAGGTGGTTAGAGTGCACCCCCAGTGCAAGGCTCGAAGAAAACTTTGAAGATAGACCGTCGGATAGCGCAAAAGAGGGCACATTGGCGCACGCAATAGCAGAGGCTAAAGTAAGGAATATGCTTATAGATCCGTTACCGAAAAGGTCTTTTAGTAAGATACTTAAAGATTTTACAAAAGACGCTATGTATCAAAAAGAAATGGATGCTCTTACGGATGAATACGCGGAGTATATAAGGGGTATTGTGCTTTCGTACGCACAAAAGCCTTACATAGCTGTAGAAGTAAAGCTTAACTTATCCGCATATATCCCTGAGGGTTTTGGTACAGCGGACTGCGTCATAATATCTGGCAACGATTTGCATATAGTAGACCTAAAGTATGGTAAGAATGTTGCAGTCAGTGCAGAAAATAATCCGCAGTTAAAACTGTATGCACTTGGCGCTGTGGGAGAATATGAGTTATTTTACAATATTCAGACTGTACATATGCATATCTTCCAGCCTAGAAACAAAGATGGCGGAGGGACATTTATAGCGAGTGTGCAGGATTTAAAGGCTTGGGGCGACAGCATAAGGCCGACAGTAGAAATGGCGTACATAGGTGCAGGAGAACAAAAAGAAGGATCTTGGTGTGGTTTTTGCAAAGCTAAACCGATATGCCAGAAGCACGCTGAGAAATGTAGAGAGTTGGCTAAGCTTGATTTTAAAAAGCCTGAGCTCTTATCTCGTGAGGAAATCGGACAAATTTTACAGACTGCAAAAGATGTTGCGAGTTGGGCAAAGGCCTTAGAAGAATATGCCCTGTCAGAAGTGCTAAAAGGAAATGACATATCCGGCTGGAAGGCCGTAGAGGGAAGAAAAACAAGAACCTGGACAGATATGGATATGGCATTTAAGAAACTTACGGATAGCGGTATAAGTGAAGAAATATTGTGGACAAAGAGCCCATTGACTCTTGCCCAAGTTGAAAAAGAGATAGGTAAGAAAGAATTTACCGCCCTTGTAGGCGATATGGTAACGACTAGTACAGGTAAGCCAACATTGGTACCTGATAGTGATAAAAGAGAATCAATTAAATTAAAAGCAGCAGATGAATTCAAGGAGGAATCAACAAATGAGTAAAGTAATAACAGGAAAAGTAAGATTTAGTTATGTGGCACTTTTAAACCCAAGAAACGACTTAAACGGAAACAGTAAATACAGTGTAACTGCACTGTTACCAAAGTCTGACATACAGACAAAGCAGGCCATTGACGCTGCCATAGCACAAGCTATAGAAGAGGGCAGAAACGGAAAATGGAACGGGGTAGTTCCTCCGGTAGTACCTACACCGATTCATGACGGTGACGGAGTAAGACTGGATGGTTCTCCTTTCGGAGATGAGTGTAAGGGGTGCTGGGTATTTACAGCATCAACTAATGCAGATCCAACTAAACCGAGACCTGAGATAGTGGGTCCTGACTTACAACCGATAATGAGTGCAACAGAGGTGTATTCAGGAATGTATGGCAGACTTTCAGTAAATTTCGCTCCGTATTTCAGTGCAGGCAAGAAAGGAATAGGATGCTATTTAAACAATGTGCAAAAGCTTGAAGACGGAGAGCCTTTGGCAGGAACTAAAGCATCAGCATCTGAAGATTTTGGAAGCGGTCAGGCGGCGTATGGGCAACCTGCACAGCCACAGTATGGGCAACCTGCACAGCCACAGTACGGACAGCCTGCACAGCCACAGTACGGACAGCCTGCACAGCCACAAATTGACCCTATAACCGGACAACCCATAGTACAGGGTGGAGTTATGGGCCTATGATTAGGCTGTCGATAGACTTGGAAACCTATAGCAGTGTAGATATTAAAAAAGCAGGAGCGTACGCATATGTACGCTCTCCTGATTTTGAAATAATGCTTGCGGCGTATAGCTTAGACGGAGGGCCTGTGCAGATACTTGATTTTACAGAGCCCGACTTTAAATCCGGTATGGATTTACTTTACAGCCTGATAATCTCACAGGGCATAGAAAAATGTGCGTATAACGCAACATTTGAATGGCTTTGCTTATCCAGGTATTACGGCCACGAACTGCCGTTAGATGGTTGGGCTTGCACAATGCACCACGGTTTATATTTAGGGTATCCCGCCGGACTATCGGCTATAGGCGAAGCTATAGGGCTACCACAAGATAAAAGAAAAATGGGTGTAGGTTTAAGCCTTATACGCAAGTTCTGCGTACCACATAAGCCGTCAAAGAAGGACCCAAGAGTAAGAATACTTCCACAGTATGAACCCGAAAAATGGAAACTGTTTAGAGAGTATTGTAAGCAGGATGTAGTGACTGAAATGTCTATAAAAAATATCTTAGATAGACACCCTGTGCCGGATGATGAAATGGAATTGTGGCGACTGGATTTAATGATAAATAATACTGGTGTGGCCGTAGATGAAAAGCTCATTGAAGGGGCTTTATATTGTTCACAAGCCGTTACAGAGAGCCTTATGGAAGAAGCAAAAGAAATTACAGGGCTTAGTAATCCTAAATCGGTTCAGCAGTTAACTAAGTGGCTTGAGGAAGAGACGGGCGAAGAGGTGGATAACCTAAGAAAAGAAACGGTCTCAGGGATGATAAAAGACCTTGATAATGAAATGGCTGTAAGGATGCTTGAGATAAGGCAGGAACTTTCAAAGACTTCTGTAAAGAAGTATGACGCCATGAAGAACGCTCTTTGTGATGATGGAAGAATAAGAGGACTTTTGCAGTTTTATGGAGGAAACCGTACAGGTAGATGGGCGGGTAGACTTGTTCAAGTACAGAACCTGCCAAGAAATCATATGGATATGATAGAGCTTGCAAGGGATCTAGTTAAGGCAAAGGACTTAGACAGCTTAAAAATGATATTTGGTAATATTCCTGATACCTTATCACAGCTTATAAGAACTACTTTTATTCCTGCACAGGGCAATAAATTTATCGTTGCAGACTTCTCTGCCATAGAGGCAAGGGTAATCGCTTGGCTATCAGGAGAGAGTTGGAGACAAGAAGTATTTGCTACACACGGTAAGATTTACGAAGCTTCAGCGTCTGCCATGTTTGGGGTGCCTATAGACAGGATTAAAAAAGGTAATCCTGAATATGAGCTCAGGCAAAAAGGAAAGATTGCGGAGCTTGCTCTAGGATATCAAGGTCACGTTGGGGCTTTAAAGGCTATGGGGGCCGACAAGATGGGGCTTAGTGATGATGAGCTGTTTGATATCGTTGCAAGATGGAGAGGATCCAATAAGAGGATAGTGGAGCTTTGGTATAGGTGTGAAAGTGCAGTTCTTACGGCGGTTCGTACAGGCACGGCACAAAACGTAAATGGCTGTACTTTTAGAAAAACAGATAACTTTATGATTGTTACCTTACCGTCCGGTAGAGAATTATTCTATATAAATCCCACGCTAAAAATCAATGAAAAAGGCAAAGAGCAAATGTTTTATATGGGTGTCGAGCAGGGTACTAAAAAATGGGGCGAAATAGGAACCTACGGCGGAAAGATAGTCGAGAACATAGTGCAAGCGATAGCAAGAGATTGTTTGGCGTTAAGTATGAAAAAGACTGCAGCTAAAGGGTTTAAGGTGGTAATGCATATACACGATGAAATGGTCGTTGACAGCCCTAAAGACAGAGAACTCAAAGAGCTTACGGATATAATGGCTGAGCCCGTACCATGGGCGCAAGGGTTAATACTACGTGGCGACGGTTTCGAATCAATGTTTTATAAAAAGGACTAAATTATGACGGATAAAAAGCTGACTATTTCCATTGCTGCCAGTCGCTTCTCTACCAAATGGCAGAGACAGACAATATGGTGGTCGGAATTTATAAAAAAATTAGAAAATCCTGTAAGGTCGCCTGAGACACTGGAACACTTCTTAAGCCTTCCTAAATCAAAGCAGGATGAACTTAAAGATGTAGGCGGTTATGTGGGAGGCACTCTCATAGACGGCCGTAGGGGTGCAAGAAGCGTAGAGAGCAGGGATTTAGTTACGCTTGACCTTGATAATATTCCAAGCGGAATGACAGAAGAGGTTTTAAAGAAAATATCCCTGCTTGGCTGTGCCCTTTTGGTACACAGTACAAGAAAGCATGAACCTGCAAGGCCAAGGCTTAGAGTAATTATTCCGCTTGCAAGCACCGTAACAGCTGAAGAGTATGAACCGATAGCAAGAAAAGTTGCGGAGCTTATCGGTATAGAGTGGGCAGACCCGACAACATTCCAAGCTTCAAGACTTATGTACAACGCAAGCTGCAGCAGTGACAGCGTATATGTTTTTAAGGTTCTTGACGGCGGCTTTTTAGACCCTAAAGGCGTGTTGGCAATGTACAAAGACTGGCACAATCACTTAGAATGGCCACTTGTACCGAACGAAGCACAAAAGTATACACATTTGGCAGATAAACAGCAGGATCCAAGAGAGAAGGGCGGAATCATAGGTGCTTTTTGTAGAACTTACGACATCTACAGGGCAATGGACGAACTTATTCCGGGGGCTTACTTAAGTACAGAGCATGAAGATAGATACACTTACTCTGGCGGTTCAACGGCAGGAGGCGCAATCGTATATAACGGGCTGTGGCTGTATTCACATCATGCTACAGACCCTGTAAGCGGAAGACTGTGCAATGCGTGGGACCTTGTAAGGCTCCATAAGTTCAGTGACTTAGATGTGGATGTGAAGCCGGATACACCGACAAATAAACTGCCTTCTTATTCGGCAATGGCGGAGTTTGTAAGAGGCATTAAAGAGGTATCTGTGCTTTTAACTAAAGAGAGGTATGAAGAGGCAAGTGGAGAGTTTAAAACCGACATAACAGATGATAATAGCGACTGGATGTCAGGGCTTAAAATCAACGGCAACGGAGCGGTAGAAAAGACAATAGGCAATATAAGCTTAATACTTGATAATGATCCGCTGCTAAAGAATAAAATAGCGCTTGATGATTTTGCATGCAGAGGTGTTGCACTGGGGGCGCTTCCTTGGAATAGCGAAGAAGAAAAAAGACAGTGGAATGACACAGACGATGCAGGCCTTAGATGGTATCTTGAAAGTGTTTACGGTATCACGGGTAAAGATAAGATATATGATGCAACCGCTTTGTGTGCCCATAAGCACGCGTTTAACAGCGTTAAGGACTATTTAACAGGACTTAGTTGGGACGGTGTGCAAAGACTTGAGAACTTATTCATAGACTATTTCGGGGCTGAAAACAGCCTTTATATAAAAGCAGTTACAAGAAAATCTTTCGTTGCAGCAGTTACAAGGGTAATGCAGCCAGGTACAAAGTTTGACAATATGGTAATCGTATCGGGGGCACAGGGTATAGGTAAAAGCACATTCTTTGCGATACTGGGTGGTGATTGGTTTTCAGACAGCCTTATGACTTTTGAAGGTAAGGAAGCAGCGGAGCTCATACAAGGTAGATGGATAGTAGAAGTCGGAGAGCTTAGTGGTATGTCTAAGTCAGAGACTAATACGGTAAAGCAATTTCTTTCAAAGACCGACGATATATACAGAGAGGCATATGGAAGAAGAACAGCACAATTTCCTAGAAAGTGCGTATTCTTTGGAACGACAAACGATAGCGAGTACTTAAGGGACCCGACGGGAAGCCGTAGGTTTTGGCCGGTGGATGCGGATCCGCTTAAAACCTCAAAATCCGTTTTTAATGACCTCCCAAAAGAAAAAGACCAGATATGGGCAGAAGCGTACTTCTACTGGCAATTAGGTGAGAAATTACACCTAACGAAAGATATAGAAGCTATGGCCAGACTTGTACAGGAAGAGCACAGAGAGGTTTCTATTAAGACAGGAATGGTAAGGGAGTTCGTAGAGAAAGAAGTACCGGAAGGATGGAACACATACAGCTTGGAGCAAAGAAGAGCTTACTGGTCCTTTGGGTACAAAACATACAAGGGCAATACTGTAAAGAGAGATAGAATCTGTGCAGCTGAGATTTGGACAGAGTGTTTTGGCAAAGACGCAAGCACGGCGAGAAGGCAAGATACTATAGAAATAAACGGAATACTGAGCAGCTTAGATGGATTTGAGCACTGCAACAAGGTGATGAAATTCGGCTGCCACGGGGCTCAAAAGGGGTACAAGGGTATCGGTTTTTAGGGGTAACTTTCTAGGGTAACTTTAAGGCTTAGGGGTAACTTTCTAAAATTTAACAGGGGTAACTTTCACCCTTAGAAAGTTACCCCAAAGTTACCCCTTAAAGCCTTTATCTATAAGGGTTTTAGCTATATGGGTAACGGTAACTTTCTATATATAACTATATAAAATAGAGAAAATAGAGCGTACATTCCGCGTCTAATCCGCCTATACGCGTATATATATAGGGAAATGCGCCAAAGTTACCCCAAAGGAGAAAAATGAGAGAACGAGAAATTGAAGAGTATTTAAGACTTGGAGTGAAAAAGCTGGGAGGTATAGCTTTCAAGCTTACGTCTCCAGGCAATGCAGGAGTACCTGACAGGCTTATAGTAATGCCGGGAAACAAAATTTATTTTGTGGAGCTTAAAAGACCCGGAGGGAAAACGAGTCAATTGCAGAATAGGCAGATAGGCAGGCTTAGGGATTTGGGCTGCAAGGTTTTTGTGATCGACAGCAAGGAGGGAGTGGATAAGTTTTTAAATGATATTCAAAGCACATAATTATCAAAGATATTGCATTGAAAGAATAATAGCACAAAAAGAAATCGGACTGTTTCTTGATATGGGACTTGGAAAGACTGTAATAACTTTAACCGCCCTTAATGATTTACTTTATAACCGTTTTGAAATTTCAAAAGCCTTAGTCATAGCGCCGAAAAAAGTTGCAGAAGGAACTTGGGCACTTGAAGCGGATAAATGGGATCACTTAAAGCATTTAAGAATAAGCACCTGTCTTGGCAGTAGCACAAAGAGGATTAGAGCACTTTGTACGCCTGCGGACATCTATGTTATAAATCGTGAAAATGTATCTTGGCTTGTGGATTATTATAAAAATGATTGGCCTTTTGATACGGTGGTTATAGATGAGCTGTCAAGTTTTAAGAGCAGAGAAGCAAAGAGGTTTAAAGATTTGAGAGCTATAAGGCCAAGGATAGATAGAATTATAGGCCTTACAGGAACTCCGGCGCCTAACGGTTTAATGGATCTGTGGGCACAGGTGTATTTACTGGACAAAGGGCAAAGGCTTTATAAGACTATTACTCAATACCGTAACAGGTATTTTGACAGTTACACAGCAGATGCATCAGGTAGACAAAACTATACGCCCAAAGATGGAGCCAAAGAGCTTATATCAAAAGAGCTGTCAGACCTTTGCATATCAATGCAGGCAAGTGATTATTTAGAGCTTCCTGACCTTGTTATAAACCCAATGTATGTAGTTTTAGACGCCAAGGCCGATAAGGTTTACAGGGAATTCGAAACAGAATATATTCTGCAAATTCCTGATGGGGAAATATCTGCTACAAATGGTGCAGCACTTTCAAATAAGCTTTTACAGCTTTGTAACGGTGCAGTGTATGACGAGGATAGAGGGGTTCATCACATACACGACTGTAAGATGGACGCACTGAAAGAGACTATAGAATCCCTGAAGGGGCATAATATTTTATTATTTTACAGCTTTCAACACGACAAAGAGCGAATCATGAAAGAGTTTCCACAGTGCAGAGAGCTAAAGACCGTACAGGACCAAAAAGATTGGAACGACGGCAAAATAGAATTATTGCTTGCGCATCCTGCAAGTGCAGCCTATGGGCTTAACTTACAAGATGGCGGTAACCACATGATATGGTTTGGCCTTAACTGGTCTTTGGAACTGTACCAACAGGCACTTAAAAGGCTCCACAGACAAGGACAAAAGCAAAAGGTTATAGTTCATCAATTACTCGTAAAGGGTAAGCGTGACGAGGATGTGGCTAAAGCACTTGAGGGCAAGAGCGATACACAGCAAGCTTTGCTTGACAGCCTAAAGGCGAGAATACAAGAAGTAAAGGAGAGATTGAAAAAATGATAGATTTCGGAAAAGTACAGGCGGATGCAGTAAAAAACATTTGTAAGTCAAAAATTACAGGAAAAGCAACGGACTATAGAATTTATAGTGCTGTCACGATAGACGGAAATACGTATATACCGCTTATGTACAAAGGGATATCAATATATCTGATACCGGAGAAGTACTGTTTACTGAGTCAGGCGTTTGCCGAAGTCGGTAATCCAATGGTAGAGAAGATATTTAAGAGCGCAGAAGATGCATATCAACTGACAGATACAAAGATGATAAAGCTTCTACCGGAAGGAATACAGCTAAAGGAGTTTAAATCGCCTTTTGGTAAACCTGTTTTTGTAGATGAAAAACTTATAAAGCCATTCGGTAAAGACCTTAGATATTATGCGAATGGAAACAGTGATATCGTTTACATAAAAGAAGCTGACGAGTGGTTAGGATTAGCGTTTGCTACACGAGTAAAGGAGAATGAGCAATGACAAGAAAAGAAATATTAGCAGAAGCAGAAAAGTGCGTATGCAGTGACAGAAATTTACAGTATGGAGAGCCGGAGGATAATTTTAATACTATTGCAAAGTTCTGGAGCGCTTTCTTAGATATACACATAACAGCGCCACAGGTGGCCGCAATGATGATATTGATGAAAACAGCAAGAATCAAGGCAAGTGCAGGAAGAGATACGGATAGCTGGGTCGATGCTGCAGGGTATTCTGCCTGCGGTGGTGAGCTTATGCACAGAGGTGAAGAGTGAAGATAAAAACAATGTACACGTGTGAGCTGTGTGGAACAAGTTATAGCGATAAGAGTAGGGCGGAGCAATGCGAAAAAACGCATAAGACGGGGTTAAAGATTGTTGGGGCTAGATACTTATCACACGAGCATAACGCAAAAGGCTTTCCGAATTGGATATTAGTTAGAGCAAAAGATGGGGAAGAGGTAAAATACAGGAGGTGAGTGAGTGACAGCAAAAGAATATCTTAGGCAGCTTAAAACACTTGATAATGTTATAAAAGCAAAGCTTTTAGAAAAAGAGCGCATAAGAGCATTAGCTACTAAGGTTACAAGTAACCTAGGGGAGAGGGTGCAAGGTGGTGGATCCGGAGGAATGGAGAACACAGTTATAAAGATTACAGAGCTCGAAATACAGATAAATGCCGACATAGATAAGCTGGTAGACCTTAAGGCAGAGGCTACACAGATTATAGATAGCCTACCCAATGATAGACACAAGACAGTATTGTCTATGTATTACGTATCAAACTTAACCTTTGAGCAGGTGGCAGAGAATACAGACATATCATCTAGATGGGTGCGTAAGATACACGGGAAGGCCTTGAAAAAATTTGAAGAAATTTACAATAGTTCCTGTTAGTTCCTCCCACATCCGTGATATAGTGTATACGTGAAAAGTTTAAAGCAAGTATACTTTTTCATATGACCTCCTTTATGTGATATCGGGGCAGGCTTTTGTTGATGTTTCCCTGCCCCAAAACTAAAGGATACAGCTACTAACATTTTCTTCTTGAGAGACAGCTTAACGGCTGTCTTTTTTGTATGCATAAAGAGGGGCATGAAAGAGGTTAGATAAAGGAGATTACGATATGGGTGGAAGAGGTTCAGCAAGTGCAGGCGGTGGCGCAAAACAAAGCTCCGGGGGGGGCTCCATAAAAAGCCTAGAGGCACGAAAGAAAGCTTTAGGTGATAAGATGGCCAAGCTTGTAAGGCAGACAGATAAAGAAGGGCAAATGACGAGCAAAGCAAGAAAAGAATACTACGCTACAAAGTCAAAGAGAGATAAGGTTGTGTCAGATTTAAGCAAAGCATATAAAGCGGATGCGGAGGCAAGGTCTAAACAGGCCAAAAGCGAGCCTGCAGAGAAGAAAACATTTGTGAACGGATATGGGGAAGCTACACATAGGTACATTACAACAGCCACATATGAGAGGGCTCAAAAGAGGGCAATGAAGTCAGTAGACGGATGGCTATCGGGTAAGCGTAGGAAGTAGACATGCAGGAAAGAAAGACAATGGAAAACCTGCATAAGTTCTATCCTGAGTTAGTTGGAAAGTATGATATCCCTGCTATTGGGCCATGCGGGTATGACGGTGTAAAGAACTGGATATCATTCAATTATGCTAAAAGCTACAAAGGCGAATTTGAAAGTACAGGACTGCATTTCTTTCTTGACGATTATCAATTTTTCAGAGTATGGAGAGAGCCTGATAAGTACATAAACATCTTAAAGAAATTTAAGTATGTGTTGAGTCCTGACTTTTCACTGTATACGGATTATCCGAAAGTAATGCAGATGTATAACCACTACAGAAAGCACTGGTTAGCAGCGTACTGGCAGAGCTTAGGCATAAATGTAATACCGACTATAGCTTGGAGCGACTACGACAGTTACG